ACCTGCTGTACCTCCGGGATACGTACCAAAAGGTTCTGAACAAGCTAGTACAGATGCTATTAAAGAATCTAAAATGACAAATCCAATAGAGCAACCTGAAAACATAGACGAAGATAAAGATGAAACTTATACAGTATTTAATGGAAAGATAATTAATCCCGGAAAAGATATACCTTTAACAGGTGGCGATAGTTCAATACAACCTGATACATGGGCTAATCTAGAAGGAGAGGGTATGTTTGGAAAAGCAGTTGATCAAAGTAAAGCTCCAGCAGGATGGTCTACACAAAACCAAAGAGAGTATAATATACTAAAAGAAAAAGGAAATGTAAAAGCAATGTGGAACGGAAAAGAGTGGGATGTGTATTCTCCTGATCCAGCATTTATAGGTTCGGCTTTTGGTAAGCCGGGAACTCGTGGATTAAAATCTAAATACGGAAACATCTTTGAAAATATAAAAACAGGATTTGAGAAATCTGGTGGTATAAAAACAGGACCTGCAGGAATTATAACAGGATTTGCACAAGCATCTAACAAAAAACTACAAGACAACGTTGATTCTACTTTTGATGCCTACAATAAAGACAAAAAAGTTTCTGAAACATTAAGTAACAAAACAAATAATGTTAAAAGAAAACCAACGACAGAAAAACAACTTAAAGATTTAGGTGTATCAAAACCAACAGTAAAAACAACAGCACCAGTTACTAATAATAATGATGATGACGATGATAAGTTTAGAGAAAAACGAAGAGAACAACAAGAAGATAAAGGAGTAAAAGGATCAGGTTTAACTGAAAAACAAATAAAAGAAACGGATGATGTATTTGAAAAAAGCACTGGCATAAGAAGATAAGTGAATTAATACTGTTCACATTGTTGGCTACTCACACCCCCAAGTGGCTACTATGACCCCAACAACAAAGGAGAAGAACATGGCAGAACAAACACAAGCTATGACTAAAGAAGTTAAAATAGAAAAGAAAGCATTTATGGCAAAGCCATATAGCAGAGAAGACAAAATAAAAAAAGACGAAGATGAATTAAAGAAATTAGTAGAGGAGCAAAAAAATGATTCTGACACTAAAGAACCTGAAACGGAAGATGAAGGCACGGAGAATCCTACGAGTGCTGAAGAAAGAAGTTTTAAAAAACGTTATGGCGATCTACGAAGACACACGCAAAAACAAACCGAAGACTTAAAGAAAGAGTTAGAGAGTGTAAAGAAACAGTTAGAGTCATCAACAAAGAGTGAAATTAAATTACCCAAGACTGAAGCAGAGCTAGAAGATTGGGCAAAAGAATATCCTGATGTTGCAGCTATTGTAGAAACTATTGCTATTAAAAAAGCAAAAGAACAAAACGAAATGCTAGAAGGTCGCATGAAAGAGTATGAAGACCTAAGAGTTGAAGCATCAAAAGAAAAAGCCGAAGTAGAATTGTTAAGATTACATCCTGACTTTGGTGAGATTAGAGATAGTGATGAGTTCCATGAGTGGGCAGACCAACAGCCTAAGTGGGTACAAGATGCACTGTATGAGAATAGTTCTGATGCAAGATCAGCTGCAAGAGCAATTGATCTATATAAAGTAGACAAGGACATTAAACCTAAAAAGAAATCTGACAAAAAAGATGCAGCAAAAGCTGTAGATACTAGATCAGAGAGAAGTCAACCTACTACAGATGAAACAGCTTCTTATTTAAAAGAGTCTCAAGTAGAAAAGATGAGCCCTCAAGAATATGAGAAACGTGCTGACGAAGTAATGGAAGCAATAAGAAGTGGTAAATTTGTATATGACCTATCAGGTTCAGCTAGGTAATAGCAAAAAAATGGTTGACAAATAAGCATTTGTAGGTATAACTACAGATAACGTATGAACTAGCCCACATAGTGCAACCTAGGAATTACGTATATAATTCGCAAATTACATTAATACATTGAGACTAACTCTATAAGTATAAGCCCAACCTTTGAATGCGATTGCAACGTGTTCTCTGTTTGCACCTTTTGCTGTAGACCTCTGAGCGTATAGTACTTTTTGCATCTGTTTAAGTAAAAGAAAAAGGAGACTTATAATGGCTTTTACTAGCGTGGCAGGACATGGAAATTTACCTAATGGTAATTTCTCGCCAATCATATATTCTAAACAGGTACAACTTGCATTTCGCAAGGGTTCTGTTGTAGAAGCAATAACTAATTCAGACTACTTTGGTGAAATTGCAAACTTTGGAGATACAGTTAAAGTAATCAAAGAACCTGAAATTACAGTCAAGTCTTATGCTCGTGGTACAACTATTTCACCACAAGACATTGACGATGAAGAGTTTTCTCTTGTCATTGACAAAGCAAATTACTTTGCATTTAAAGTTGATGATATTGAAGAAGCTCATTCGCATATTAACTTTCAATCACTTGCATCTGATCGTGCAGCATACAGATTGAAAGATCAATACGACCAAGAAGTACTAGGTTATTTATCAGGATTTAAACAGTCAGCATTACATGGTGCGGCTGATACTGCTAATACCACAGTCAACGGAACTAAAGCTGTTTCATCAGCAGGTAGTGATGAACTACTCGCTTCTATGAAATTAGATGCTAGTGACTTTGGCGATGGTGATGGTAGTACAGGTTCTGCAAGTAACAGTATCTTACTTAAACCAAGAGCAGGTGGATCAACAGACACAACTCCTGCTGATGGTACAACTTTTCCATTGACATTGATTGCTCGTATGTCAAGGAAATTGGATCAACAAAACGTTGACTCAGCAAATAGATGGCTTGTAGTTGACCCTGTATTTGTTGAACTATTAAAAGACGAAGACTCAAGACTGTTTAACGCAGACTTTGGTGGAAACACAGGTGGTCTTCAGAATGGTATGGTTCTAAACAATTTACATGGTTTTAAAGTATACATGTCAAATAACTTGCCGTCAGTTGGTACTGGTCCGGGAACTCAAGCTGCTTCCAATACATCTAACTATGGTGTTATTGTAGGTGGACACAGTTCTGCTATAGCTACTGCTGAACAAATCAACAAGACAGAAACTTACAGGGACCCTGATAGTTTCGCTGATATTGTTCGTGGTATGCATTTGTATGGTAGAAAGATTCTAAGACCAGAATGTATTACTACTGCAATCTACAACATAGCATAAGGGAGAATAGATAATGGCTACAGTAACATCTTTACTTTTACCAGCTCATGGTAATACTCAAAGAGGAAGACAACCTTATCAAATTCAAAAGACTATTGATCTTACTGCACAAGCAATTTCTTGTACAGGTGGTGACGTAGTTCAGTGCTTAACAATTCCTGCACATACTAAAATTATTGCAGCAGGTTTTGAGGTTGAAGAAAGTGCAACTATGAACACAGGCACTAACGCTACTGCTATACTAGGTACAGGAGCAGACGACAACGAATATGTTGCTGCTTTTGATATTGATGGTGCGGCAGACGGAGCATATGCTCCTAGTGTTACTCCATCAGCAGACGTAGTTCTTAGCACAGCAGACACGCTTGATTTAACTTTCGCAGGAGATGGTGCAACTTTCTCAGCAGGTAAAATCAGAGTGTATGCTATACTAGCTGATGTCAGCGACATGGGTCAAGGAACTGGAAATGGTTTCAATGCCGATGAAGTAGACAGAGATACATTAGCGTAACTCACTTAACATAGGAAGGGCAGGGTAACTTGCCTTTCCTTTTAACAGGAATTTATTATGACAGTTGAGGTGAAAAGAAGAATAAACGCATTTCTAGATTTATCTAGTACTGATCTTACTACACTTTATACTTGTCCTACAAATAGAACAGCATTAATTAAAGAGATTTTTATATGTAATGTTGATACTACAAACAGTACAGACATTACATTAGCAATTACAGACACATCAGCTTCTACTACTTTTAATTTAATTAAAACTAAGACAGTTGCTAATGATGACTTTTTAAGATTAGATAGTGCAGACATTATATTAGAGTCAGGAGATATAATAAAGGCACAGGCAAGTGCGGCAGACGATTTAGAAGTGTCTGCATTTATAGAAGAATATCCTGACCCAATGAGGTAAACATGTCAATTACGACTGCAATGACAACAACTTTCAAAAAAGAGTTACTTCAAGGCTTACATGACCTTGATGGACACACTCTTAAAATAGCGTTAATTAAATCCGGTGAATCAGGAACATATAACGCAACATCCACAAACTATTCAAACATAACAGACGCATCAGATGAAGCATCAGGTACAGGGTACTCTAGTGGTGGTGCAACTTTGGGAAGTGTAGCTATAACTGTAAGTGGCACAACTGCTCTTGTAGACTTTGCAGATGTTAGCTTTAGTAACTCTACTATCTCAGCTGCAGGTGCAATGATATATAATGCAAGTGCAGGTAGCAGAGCAATAGCAGTAATTAGTTTTGGTGGAACAGTAGCATCTACGGCAGGTACATTTACAGTAGCTATGCCGACAGCAGATGCAAGTGATGCAATTATAAGGTTAGCATAAGTATGGCTCTTGAAGTACATGACAGAGTAAAAGAAACTACTACTACTACAGGAAGCTCTGATGCATATGCTTTAGGTGGTGCAGTAACAGGTTTTGAAACTTTTGGCTCACATTTAGGTGATACTGATACAACTTACTATGTATGTACTGATGGAACAAACTTTGAAATTGGTATAGGTACATATAACAGTTCAGGAAACACATTAACAAGAACAACTATACTTGCAAGTTCTAACTCAGGCAATGACAATGTTCACAGTTGGGCATCAGGAACAAAAGAAATATTTATAACATATCCATCAAGTAAGGCTGTGTTTAAAGATGCAAGTAATAATATCAATGGAACATTTGTAGGTAATATCACAGGTGATGTTACAGGCAATGCTGATACTGCTACTGCTTTAGAAAATGCTAGAGCAATTAATGGTGTAAGTTTTAATGGAACAGGTGATATAACTGTAACTGCCGCAGCAGGAACATTATCAGGTAATACACTTAAATCAACAGTAACGGCATCTAGTTTAACCAGTCTTGGAACACTAGCTAGTAATTTAAACTTAGGTGGACAAGATATTGTAACTACAGCATCCAATCAAGATATTGATCTTGCGGCACATGGAACTGGTAGAGTTGTAGTTAAAGGCAATGATAACGCAGGAGCACTTGTTCTTAATTGTGAAGCAAACAGTCATGGTCAAACAATTCTAGCTGCACCACATTCTGCTAGAGCGGCTAATACATTAAGACTTCCTGATCATGGTATTGATGTTACTACTACATCAGATTTAGTTTCTACAACAATAGCACAAACTTTAACTAATAAAACTATTGACTCAGATAGTAATACAATAACAAACATTGTTAACGCTGATATAAAATCTAGTGCAGCAATTGCAAATTCAAAACTAGCTAACTCTTCTATTAACTTTGGTGGTGTATCTTTAGCATTGGGTGCAAGTGATACAACAC